GCCCGCGCCTGTAATTGCAAAGCTTGCCGGAGATGCGGTGTTCGAGATGACAGACGGGTCAGCCGTACTTGCCGTGCCAAACGTCATGGTTTTGCGAGTGCCGGAATAATCCGTGAACTCGGTCCAGCCTAAGTGTGTGGCAAGCGTGTCGCCAGCAGCAAACGTTGTGCTTGAGGCGGGACCAGTAATTAGGCCAAGAAAAAAAGATGCGCTATACGATACGCCTTTGAAGTATTGCGTATTCATATCTTGCAGGCCTTGGTTGACCACAAGATTGCTTGACTCCGCAACCCACTTTAGATTGCCATCTTTGTCTCTGCACTCGGCACGAAACACGCCGCCACCACGAACCTTGGCGTCGGCACCGCCGTTGCATACCATTGCTGACGACACGACGTCAGTTGATTGAGCTTTTTCCAAGTTCATGGCTGCCTCTTAAACAGATAAGCGTATTAACGCCGTAGTCGCCGTGTTTTGCGGCATGGTGATTGGGAATGTGTTTGTTGCAATCTTGTCCGAGCCAAAGTCTAAAACGGCAATTGACCTGCCCGTACCCGTGCTGGGATTGATCTTACTCGCGTTATAGATCAAAGCACAACGCGCAGTAAATGACGCCGGGGACCACAACACGTTGTTAAAGTTGACGTATGCAACATAACCAAGCGTGTTGATTGCGTTGCCTTCAACTGTCAATATTTGACCGCCTGCCGTATAACCAGAGCCCACTACTTCGGCGGCCGTAGTGTATGCGACAGTTGCGTCATTGAGATTTGCATTGGCGGTGTATAACGCTATGCGAAGCGTATCCGTCAGCAAATCATGGATGCCTTGAAGCAACTCAGCTTTGAAGCTGGTTGTTTGCGTTTGAATAATTGTACTCACCGCACAGGCACCCTAACTTGACCATCACGATACGCGTCCATGCGCTGCTTGCCATCGCCCAACATCTTCGCCAGAGCCGCAGCATCCGCAAACAGCTTGTCGTAATTGGCAATTGTTTCTGGCTCGGCCTTCATGAACCTCGCCGCTTCAACCAAAGCCGCGTTCAATAGCACCGAGTCAAAATTATCGCCCAACCACGACGTACCCGTTGCATTGTTAACCGTGGCAATTGGGATGGAAAAGCCTGCGCCCGTTCCGCCAACATTGCTTGCGTCAATACCAAGCACGTTGCCAGCCGCGTAGTACACACCCGGATTGGTAATTGCAACCGACGTTACTGTATTGCCGGCCACGACTACTTTGGCTGTTGCGCCCTGCCCCGATCCGCCCGTTAACGGCACATCAAAGTACGTTCCATTGACATACCCTGAGCCGCCGGTCAACGCGCCAAATGTTGCAATCGCTGACTGCACAATCGACACTGGATAGTAGTAGTAATGCAGCTCGACCCCGTAGCCAAGATTAGGCGTCGGACCCAAGATGAACGACAGCTCATTTACCTCTGAGTACCCCGGACCAAATATTGCATAGTGCTTTGGCAGGCCGGTGGCGGTCGGGCTTGGGTATGCTTCGCGGATAAAGTTGACATCCTTGTTCAACAAGTACACGTACTCGCCATTGGTTTTAATAACCGCTATGGAGTACACCGACAAGAAGTCGGACGGCGCTGCAAGATACTTGTTGTTTGCCGTAACGTTCCCCGTCACGTTCTTGCGCAACGAGGGGAACTGGATGAAGTTGTAGATCCGCTGCTCGGCCTGACGGACGAACATGGCAATAGTAGCCGCAGGAAACGTATTCTCTACGATGTCCTGAATGTTTGCCTGAAGTTCGCCGTAGTTCATTGCTTACGCCATTGGTCCGCGAGCCATTACGCCCTTGGTAGCAGCGCCGGTACCTCTAATCTTTATACCGGTCGACTTTACGTTTTTCTCAGGGTACCCATTGTTTTTGAGATCAACCTTGGGCGCCGGAGACGGTTGCAGTTTGGTTGGCTTCTTGTCCATGTTAGCCACCCCGACCAGATTTCTTGTAAGTAAACGATGAAACTTTCTGGTTAGCAACCTTGGCAAGATTACGGCCAAGCTGCTTCATCTGAAGATTCGTTTTGCCGCCCTTAGCAAACTTAGTCGGCTTCTTGCCAGGGTGCATGTTGGCTTCGTGCTTATGCACAGCAGCTTTAGCGTCCATGATAATTCCTCACGTAGTTGTAACCGTTACTGTACCAACAGATGTCAGAGCAACCAAGTAATTCGGAGTGAGAGGCGCATCAAATCCGCTCGCTCCGCCTACTGGATTCCATCCCCACTGAATGTCTCTTGAACCACCCGTGGGGTTGCCCGCCAAATTCACGCCCGCAGTTACGTACGTTGAGTCTCGACGCGGGTTACGCAGCGCCTGCGGATCGTCGACCGGATACATGCCCAACTGCAACTGCGGATGATCAGGCGACCAGCACTCAGGACATACCAACTTATTAACGCGTTTTGTCTTGACGACAAGTTCGCTTAACTGCCGCAACTTGTACCTAAAGCCGCAGATGTCGCAAATGGCAATTGCAATCTTGCCAGAAGCATATCTGTTGCCCATTTACGCACCGCTACCCAGAAATTGCCGACGCGGCACAAACCGCACAGCAGCTTTCTCTCGATCTTCTCCAGCAGCAAGCATGAACTGTTCTTCGTATGCCGCCTTTAACATCGGCAAACGTTCTGTCAGCTCAGGAATCTTCATTGCAATGTAGTACGCCAGACCCGCCGTCAAACACGGCAGGAAGCGGAAGTTCATATCCGCAGTCTCAATACCGTTGCCAGCATCTTGCACACGACGCATGCGCCAGTACACAAACTGGTACGTTGTGCTGTTGTCAGGCGTTGGCCAGACAGTGATGGCAGGCAGATTTGGGTTATAGATAGTAGCGCCCGTACTGTGTGACGCCGCTGCCGTCCCGTTCTGCCCACGGAACACACCACCCAAAGAATTGTTGGGGTTGATCCACCCGTAATAAATATCTTCTGCGTCTATACGAATAAAGCCGGCGGACGGCAAACTAGCGGTGGATGACAACACAATATTGGTTGTCGAGCTGTTGATGTTCCCAACCAATGTTGCATTTGCTGGCGCTTGCTGACCAGACAAACGTTGCACCCATACTTGGATGGGGCGAGCCGTTTGCAACTTATTGGGGATCGTAGCGTAGGTGGATACGCTAATCCGAGTGATCGTCAGATCCGCCTGCGTCGATGCCGTATTCTGGCCGGTACGAATGACATGATCCAGCAGATCGATTGTATCGGTAGGCAGTGCGTACGTATTGAGCCCGGCAGTCAGCGTAATCGTGCCTTGATCAATAGTCCACATATTGATGCCACGATTCTGCCACTCGATGGTCATCAAGTTCATTGACCGTCGAGCAGTGCGCAAATCATAGCCAGACCGCATTTCGCGGCCAGCACGCTCCCAGGCTTCTTCGGCAATCTCCGTGAAGTCTAGGTCAAACGCCGTTGAGCCTGTGGTGGTCATTATTACCGACCTCTAGCCGCACGCATATTGTCGATCAAGTTGGGGTACGGGCGTCCAGCCGCTTGCGCCATAGCCTTGGCTGACGCTTTGCGCTTAGGGCTAAGCTTCTTCGGAGCGCCCAAACCTTCGGGTCGCGGCTTGTTCCATACTTCCCCACCCTTGGCATACTCCATAAAGTCCGTGTTATCACGGCGCTTCTTGAGCTTGCCTTGAGGCATCTTTGCGGGATTAATGGCACCCATACCGCGACTGGCCATCATAGGATTTTGCCCTTGGTCTTGCCGCGCTGCGCACAACCATCTGCACGCTTCGAGGCGCTACCAACTGACCCGCCCTTCTTAAGGCCCAGCGACATCGACCGGCGCGGCGCTTCGTCATACGCCCTGCCCATTGCTTCGCGCTCTTGTTCGCGACGCACATCCGCCATGGCAGCCTCTTCAACTTCAGGCCGGGGAGTCATGGGCATACGCATAGGCCTGGGAGCCATGCTGCCGTCTTCTTCCATGCCCGTGGGGCGCGGGGGCCGAATAGGTTTAACCGGAAGCTTGCGCATCTTGCGCATTTTCATATCGTCCATGTCAGCACTTCCCGCCGTAAGCCATCTTGACTTGTTTCGCTTTGGTCTTGCCTTTTTGTGCAATACCGTCAGCCGCCTTGGTATAGCCGCCAGCTGAATAGGCTTTACCACCGCCCATCATCTTTTTGGCCATGCCGCCCTTTTTCATGCCGGCCTCAGCCATCTCATGCTTAATCATGGCTTTGGGGGCGCCCTTCTTTTTCATGAAGGCAACTTCTTTGCCCATCATTGCTTTGGATTCTTTCATGTCACCACCTTCGTTAAATTTGCGACCTTTGTCAGCCTTCATAAAATCACGGCCAACCCGTTGAGGAATGCCAACCCGTTTTGCTGCTGCCGGGTCATGCGCCACCATCGCCATCAAATTGTGTTGCGCTTGGCTTTTAGACGGCATCGTCGTCGCCTTTGCGGCCAAGCATGCGTTGCACGGTGTCGGTTTCCCAAATGCGAATACCCGTCCACAATATTGTGAACAGTGCAGCAATAGATGGCAGCATATCTACAAGCGTACCCACAACAGTCACAACCGACAAGCCATCCAATATTGCTTTCGTTGTTTCGTGTGCCGAGTCTTTCATTTCAGCAATTCCACGCCCGCAA